ATGGTTTAAGGGAGACACCGTTAATTTGGGGGTGGGTCAAGGCTATCTTAGTGCTACTCCATTACAACTAGCATATTACTCTACAGTATTAGCTAATAAAGGAACTTCTAAAGAACTATCATTCATTAACAAAAAGCAAGATATTAAAAATCTGAATATACAATTAAATAATACGCAAATAATTATAGGTGGTTGTAATTTTGGTGGTTGTGTTGTTAATTCTAAAAAGATATCTGCTGTACATTGGTCAAAATTAGGATTTCAAACTACAATACATTTACCCTTGTGTGCGGAGTATGAACAACCAGGAGTTAATTCAACAGAAAAGGCATATAATGGATTTAAACAAGCGTATGATTACATTAAATATCATAACGCATTTGATATTAATCTTACAGATAGATATGAACAATTAGAACTACCATTTTATGAAAAAACAGAAAGATAGCCAATTACCAGAACACTTAACTAAAGGTGGTCCTGGAGATAAGTTTCTAGGCGAAGGTAAGTTAGATACATCTAGTTGGTTTGAAGATCCACACATGAATGGTCAAGTAGGACCATTTGAAAAACAAGTCAAAAACCAAGATATATTTTTTTGTAGCGCTCCTTTTCAACAGTTATTTACAGATATACAAGGTAATTATGCACCTTGCTCTTGGGCTAAATCAGAAGAATTTGGTCCTAATATAAGAGATACATCTATAAGAGATTGGTTTGAAAACGATCCTAAACTAAATCAATTACGAAAAGAGATGACAACACCTGGTTCTGATTTAGAGTTGACAAAAAAATCATGTGTATCGTGTATCAACCAAGAAAAACAATATGGCAGATCCAGAAGACAGGCCTCTTTAAAAATACAAAGTCAAAATCGTGGTCTATGGCCTGGTATGCGTGAGGCAGTTGAGGCATTTAAACATACTGATAGAGGTCATATAGAACATAGAATTTTTGAAGTACAAGTTAAAGCGTTTGGCAATGAATGTAATTTAGATTGTTATATGTGCCATACCTACGACTCTTCTACAAGAACTACAACATTGAACTCAAAAGAGTTAGAAGGTCAAACGGTTATAAATGATCCTACTATCAGACACGGTAATGATGTTAAAGTTAATTCTTTCAAAGGCCACATAAAAGATATTATAGATCAGATAGTTGAATTTGCACCTTATATTTACAATCTTAAATTGATTGGAGGTGAACCATTAGTTATGAAACAATTTTATCAATTACTTGACGCAATGGTAAAGACAGGTCATACTGATAAAATATATTGTAAATTTCAAACTAATATGTCTGTTCTAACACAAGGCAAATATAAAACTACAGACTACATTAAACATTTTAAACTATTTGAATTTACCGTATCGCTTGATGGTATAGGTAAGGTAGATGAATATATTAGACGTAGATCGAATTGGGAAGATATAGTTAACAATATAAAAACGCTACAACAATACCCTAATGTTGTAATAAATGTCAATGGCACAATATCCTTTTTAAGTGTATTAAGATTTTATCAACTAATAGAATGGTTTGATAAAAACAAAAAACTATTTAATCAGATCAACTGGTCTAATATAAGAGGACCAGCAAAGTTATGTGCAAATGTATTACCAGATGATTTAAAGAAAAAACTTATAGACAAATATAAAAACTTTCCTGATATACAGAATGTTTTAAAAGAAGATAATGGTGGTCTGTCTTATTTAGATACAATAGACTACTTGTTAAAAATTGATAAATACTATAAAGGCACTAAATGGGAATCAAACTTATTTGATGTCTTTCCTGAATTGAAAAAATATAATAAGGAAAAAAGAGTGAAAAAGATATATTCAATAGCATTAAATTTACACGACCATAATACATACGATGGCGTATGGCACAATCAAAGAGAACGAGAAACTAGATTTAAACATAATCTACCTTATCATGCTGAGGCATATGCTCATCAATCAGATATTCTAAACCCAGGCGACTATCGTTTAAATAACGAGTTTGTAAAAGAGTATTGGCACGAAAATAAAAGAGATGGTACAAATGGTATTCTAGCATTTACTTACACACTTGGTGGTATTAGAATGTGTAGAAATATATTACCAAAAGAAATATTTGACTATGACCCTAAAAACTTATGGGATTATTATCTTAAAGATAATCTTTATTTTATAGACCATCATCAATCTCACGCAGCCTACGCCTTTCTTAATTCAGGTTATGAAGAATCTGATATACTTGCGATAGATGGTATAGGTTCTAAATTTAGATGTGTATTTTTTGATAAAGAACAAAACCTAATTGATCTATCGGATAAACTACCTATAGGTTGGTTATGGAATCATATGTCTGGTCTTACAGGTTTTGGTACATTAGGTGCAAGTAAACTTATGGGTAAAGTAGGATATGGTAAGTTTAGTAGATATTACTATACATGTTTTGAAGTTATACTTGATGGTCCTATAACTGAAAAGAAACAAGAACACTTTAAGCAAATTGATGTTGATACGCACGGTGTAGATGATTTAGCATACACACTACAAAGATTTACTTTAGATAAAATAAAAGAACATGTATATCCATTAAAGACTTGTGATAACTTATGTATTGCAGGTGGCGTTGCATACAATGGTTATATGAATGAAGAATTTACTAAACATTATAACAATGTATTTGTACCACCTGCAGTTGGTGATGAGGGGCAAGCCATTGGTGCATATCAACACGCTGATTTTGTCTTAAATGAAAATATACATAAATCAGAATTGTATGCTGGTAAAGAGTATGATTATATAGGTGAAGAAAAAGTAGATTACAAAGAAGTGGCACAAGCAATAGCAGATGGTGCTATCGTAGGTTGGTTTCAAGGTAAATCAGAAAGTGGTAATCGTGCATTAGGTAATAGATCAATACTTGCAGACCCACGTAATCCTAATATAAAAAATATTATTAATCACACTATAAAAATGAGAGAAGATTTTAGACCATTTGCACCTGTAGTATTAGAAGAACATTACCAAGAATACTTTGATACTAGAGGAGGTCCTAGTCCTTATATGTCTAGGATATGTAAAGTAAAAACTGATAAAGTACCAGGCATTACACACGTTGATAATACTGCTAGAATACAGACTATAAATATAAAAGACAATGAGAAGTTTTATAAGATAGTGAATGAGTTTTACAAAATTACAGGTATACCGATGTTATTGAATACAAGTTTTAATTGTCAGGAACCTATCGTAGAAACACCTCAACACGCATTAAGAACTTTCAAAAGAACAGCATTGAACATGTTAGTTATTAACGATTGGATAATTAGAAAATGATAGAAAGAGATCAGTTACAATTTTTAAAAAATATATTAAGTTTACATAACAATCATATAGATTATAATTTATTAGAAAAAATAATCTATACAATAAAAGAAGAACCTGATTTAGAGTATAATATACTAGACTCTTTTAGTAGTCCTCAAGTTAATGCAAAAATGAATATTATAAACCATTGTGATAAACTTGGTTTAATAACAGATCAAACAGAAATAACAATATTCGGTTGTTGGTTTGGCAGTATTCTAGTACCTGCATTGGCGCCTAGAGTAAAAAAGATTACAGCAATAGATATGGACGATAGAGTTATAAAGATTGCTAAAAATAAATTGTTTTACAACTATGAAAATGTTACCTTTATATCAGATGACATATTCAAAGATTTTAGAAACGAATATGAGAAAACAGATTTATTCATTAATACTTCGTGTGAACATATGCGACCAATGTCTGAATGGGGACCTATAGGACCTAAATCACTATATTTCAATTCAAAATTTGGTGTGCCTGTTACACGTAAAGTTCCATGGTGGACAAGAATGAAAAAAACAGCACATTTTGCCTTTCAATCAAATGACATGTTCAATATTGATACACATATAAATTGTGTAAACAATGGCGATGAATTTAAAACACAATTACCTACAAACACCGAAGTACTTGTTGAAGATGAGATCAATGATGAAAGAGGAACAAGATTTACAATAATAGGAAAGATATTATGAAAAGAGTAATTTATAGTTTATATATTGATATACCTTTAAAAGATATTGATATTTTTGATGAGAATATTTTAAAAACAGGTGATACACCTATGAACATAAGAAGTAAACAACAATTTGCAAAACATTATGGTGATTTGTGTGCTTGTAAACAAATCTATGCTGACGCTATTGGTGCTGATTTTATCTTATATGAAAATGATTCAAAGTTTATATCTTGGTCAGAAAATATAAAGAAACAATATCCATACCTTACAATGTATAATATAATAAATTTTTATAAGATACATTTAATGTATGAACTAGCTATGACGTATGATGAAATATTATTTTTAGATTTTGATGTTGTGCCTATGAAGAACGAAAACTTTTTTGAGGCATGGGATTTAACAAAAGGTATAGCAGTATTAAACAATAATAATAAAATCACAAAAATTGATTCAGTTACAAATACATCACAAACAATAAGAAGTCCATCATCAAAATATTTTAATGCTCAGGCAATGTTGTTAGAAAAAGGATTAAGTCCTAGAAATGATGTTATTAATACAGGTATTGTAGGTATTAATAAAGATCATTTAATAAAACTAAATTACTTTGCAAATTTTGAAAACGACTTAGCTATGATGTCTGAATTAAAAAAGAGTAGTGATATATTTCCTGACAAGGTAAGACAATACTTTGGTTGGGATAATGAAACATTATTTTCAGTTAAAATTGAGGAAAACAATGTGCCAATGCAATGGTTAGATGACAAGTGGCATTATTTTTTATATCATCAAGGTTTTATACCTAACAAAACTATACTCTGCCACGCTATCAATAAAGACTTTGAACTTGTGTGGAGAAGGCTTAATGCTTAAAATATGTACGGTATACTTTGATGGTTTCTACACACCTGATTACGTTGAAAGACTACATGATAGTTTACGTAAGCACTCATCAATAGACTTTGAGTTTGTATGTTTAAGTGATACAGATGTCAAAGCAGATTTAGTCCTACCTTACAATCATCATAGTAATATAGTAAAACATTGGCATAAACTAAAATTCTTTAGTCCTCAATTTGCATATCAGAATCCAGGTGATGAAATAATCATTATGGATATAGATCAACTCATAGTAAGTAACATAGATGATTTACTAGGCCATCCTGTATCAGATAATGAATTAATAACATATGGTCAATGGTGGGAAAACAAACTAGGTATCAATGGTGGTTTCTATAAGTTTAAATCAGGTAGTTTAAAATTTGTATGGGATGACTTTGCACTTAATCCTGAATACTGGCAATTACATTTCTATAACGAAGGAACAGTACATAAGAAATATTATGGCGAACAAAATTATGTCAAGTGGAAGATATTAGAACATAAAGCAAAACTAACTAAAACACCTAGTGAATGGATTGCGAAATATACAGATGAATACAATGAAAATTTAAAACTAAATCAAATGTATATGCAAAAGTTTGATACTGACTTTATGATATTAGATAAAGAAGTAAACGAAAAATTAAAAGTAGTACACTTTACAGGTGTAGGAAGAAAGATAAATGAGAATTATTTGTTGTAGATTTGGTAATAAGTTTACTCAATGGCACGTTGATAACTTAAAACATATGATAGATGAATACTCTGGTCTAAAGTATGATAGTTTTGAAGTTATAGAAGACGACCTATATGGTAATTGGTTTAACAAATTTCAGATGTACGATAGGTTCCGAGATGGGGAGAACCTGTATTTTGATTTAGATATGATTATCTACAACAAGTTACCTAATCTAGTAAGAAAAGATTTTACGTTATTAGATGATACGTGGTGGAGAGAAACTGCTCATACACCTTTAAATTCATCTATTGTTTCATGGACTGGTGATGTATCTTATATATGGGATAGATTTAAAAAAGAAGACACCTTCTACGTGGATACCTACACCAGAGGTAGTGATGAATGGTATTGGAAATATACAGAATATAAAACGTATGAAAGAGTATGTCCTTCAATTAAAGACTATATGTATTATAAACCTCTATCATATAGTATAATTACACTCGGTCAAATGCAACATATTATGGAAAAAGGTTGGACTGGTTGGTATTCAGACTATTTTTTAAGATAGTATCTCACAAGCAGTTGCTATAATTTCAGTTTTAGTTTTTGATTGTCTTAACTTTTTCTTTAAGTCTTCTTTTTTAGTATCCTTGATTGCGTCTAACTCAAATATTGCAAGTTTTAAAGCAAAAACGTGATCTAAATTTTCTTCATCACCAAAAATAGCTTCTACTACTCTAGGATAAAATTTAGTGTCAATCTTATTTGAGTCCATTATTAGACCATCTTTTTTTGCAATTTCTAAAACCGCATTTTCAAAATCTCGTCTTTCGTTTTTCTTTTTTTGATACGTTGCCTCATGCAATTGATCTAAAGTCATAACAGTTTGTAGCGCTTGAAACTTAACATCTTTTTCATCAAAAGGAATGTAATATGGTATAGTTGCTGACCTATCTTCGCTTGTCATTAATATTTCAATGTTTTTTCTTTCATTGTCACAAAAATGAGCAGTTATAAAATGATCTTTTAAGTATTCTTCAGTTAACATGTTTGTTCTCCTTAATATAGTCATATAAGTTTATTTTAGGTGACCAACCTATTTTATTTAGTAGTGTATTATCAGCAAGGTTATCCAATCTTTCGTTTTGTTCTCCCACAACACGTTTACAGTTAATTCCAAAGTAATCAATTAACTCTACAAGATTGTTTGTAGTACCAGAACCTAAATCTGTTACACCTCTTAAATTTGATTTAATTAAAGTATCTATCCCTCTCACTAAATCGTCAACGTGTATAAAATCTCTACTATGATTTGTGTTGATATAAGGAACATCATTTCGTAATATTCTTGGTATCAACATTGTTTCTCTAGCATTAGGACCATACACGGTTGTAAATCTCATACCCATACTGTTTGCAGGAGCAATACGCTCTAAAGCATATTTACTCATTGCATATGGATTTTTCCAAGGTTCATGTGCTGTTGATGAACTTGCGTATAAGATTCTTGTATCTTTGAAAAAATCAAAAAGTCTTTGACCTGCGATTACATTTTGTATCCAATACTCTTCCGATTTATTTAAACTATCTCTAACACCAGATAAACCAGCGAGATGTATAACTAAATCTACAGAATATTTTAAGTCGCAAGAAAGTAAATCATTGCCTGTTGTTTTGTCCAGACAAATTACTTCGTGTTTTTGATCTGTTAAGAATTTATTTAAGTGTTGACCTATGAAGCCTTCACTACCTGTTAATAATATTTTCATAATTCATAATATAATTTATAAGTCTATTAAGACTTATGTATTCTTAAATAATATGTTGCAGCTGTAGTTGCAGATCCATTTGGAAATTCCTGTGCTCTATAGTCATCAACGTTTACAAATAATGTTTGATAGTTACCAGAACCATCTAATATAGTATCAACCATACCAGAACCTCTAGTATTACCAGAGCCCGAAGTACCAATGTTATAACTTAAAGAGTAACCATCTCCAGATGATACTGCTGTGTACTTCATCCATTCTTGTAACAATGTATCAAAAGCAGATGCTGTAAATTCTTTGATGTTATTAGAACCATCTAAAAAATATGGTTCAGTATATGTAATTTGAGAACCAGTAATTCTTTGTAAATAATAGTTTGTAACAGTTGTAGGTTGGTCAAGCGTTTCAGGAATTTCACTTGCTGTGTAGAGAGATGTATCTGCTCTAGTATCTATAAAGATTGGTGTTGATGATCCTGATACTTCAGTTGATCCAGCAATCGAAGCACTTGTTGAAACGTGATAAGTTCCACCTTGTTGAGTGGTTGTTGATCCTGAAGCCAATAGATCAATTGCTGGGTGTAAAAATGTATCTTTTACATCCGTTAAATTCATTGCTTGTATCTGACCAGATGTGTTGTAATACACAGGCCAAGTTTTACCAGTATCAGACGTAGGTGATCCTGCTGTTCTAGTTTCAGATACTTTATCGTAAGTAACTGTAACAGTACTTGGTTCTGCTGTAGTAGCTTCAGTTGGTGTTGAAGTTGTACTTGTTGATTGAGCACCCGCTTGTTTTCTTGTGTCGTTAATTGCCGCAAGTGAACCACCCGAACCGACAACAGATAATGCTACACTAGGACTCAATGAATATTGATAGACAGCCTGATCTATGATCTGTCCGACCATAGTAGTGTCCATCTCTCGTAGATTACCTGAATCTACATATAAAGGTTTTCTTACTGCCATAATTTCTCCATTTTTTATCTGGTACCACGTCTTTCAGTAAGTACCTCTCTTTACTTATTTATACTATTTATGCACCTGCAGCGTACATTGTTTTAACAACAACGCCACTAGAATTTAAAATCTGCAAGGTTACTACACTTTTTAGTTGATCTTGCCCTATGGCATCATCAGCTATATTTACCTCACCTATAGTGTCGTTTGCAATCATAGAACCAACGATAGTACCTGTATCGCCAGTAGTTATAACTGTTCCTGTCACATTAGGCAAAGTGATTGTTCTATCTGCTGTGGGGTCTACAACAGTTACTATAGTTTCGTGTGCGTCTGCTGTTGTTCCTTCAAATATCAGACCTCCACTTGCTAATGATGTGTAGAAGAATCCGTCAGTTGATACGTTTTTAGTTCCGAAATCAACAAATGATTGATTACTTGAAATCTTATCAACAGTTAGCGTTTTAGTTGCAGGCATTGTTACATCATCACTCATTGTGATAGTAGAGCCTGAACTTGCAATTGTACTGCCTGTAAATGATAACTCACCTAATGTGTGAGCACCTGTGCCTGAAGCAGTAAACTCACCAGCAATTGTTACATCATCGGTTAATGCGTATGTAACCGTATCTGTTGCTGATACCGTTGCTGCAATTTGATTTGCTGTACCATTAAATAATAACGTATTTCCATTTACAAGTGTTTGAGTACTTGAGCCATCTGAAACTGTAAAAGATAATGCACCAGCAATCGCAGCGTATAATTCATTAACAGCGCCTATTACAGACGTTGCGGTTAAACCAGAATCTAACGTAGCAATATCACCAAAATCATCAGCCGATAGAGCATTAAACTGTGTTCTAAAGTCTTCTAATGTTTGTGTAGCAGTTATTTGTCGTGCAGCCATTACTTTTTAATTACCTCTTTTATTAATCTTTTTATTTCAAACAATTCTTGTTTTAAAGTATTTATTTCTTTTATTGCTCCTCTTAACTCATCACCTTGTTTTTGTCTAGTCTTGTGACGTGACATATACAATTGAAATTCACTTTTATTTACGTTAACGATGGCATTTGAGTTGGTATCTCTTACTAGTCCAGAAAATCCTTCTACTCTTAATTTGCTCATCTTATACCGCCAGTGCTATTCCTCTCATATCTCTTAATACAGGTGGATATGATGAATTACTTCCTTTCATAACTATTTTAATTTGAAAGGCAGTAAAGTCATTTATATCACTTGCTGTATATTTGTATTCTTTAAATGTTGTATCATCTTCAGCAGGTACAATAGATGAGTCTGAACTACCATCTGTATTGAAAGGTGTCCAACTCAAATCATCTAGTTTGTCGCCATCTGTTGCAGCTCTAAAGTACATTTCAACTTCAGATGTTGCTCTTATGTTTGCAGTTAATCTAATGTCTAACGCTTTTGAGTTGTTTTCTAGCAATACTGGTTTAGTACAATAAACAGCAGCTGATGATGTTCCTGTATTTGTTGTATCACTAACAAAATCAGGTGTGTTAGAACTTGTAGGATTATTTAATCTATTTGAAATTGTAAATGCACTCATTCTTTGAGTATCTAATACAGGAGAAAGTTTAGTATTTGTAGTTGTCATTTCTAATATTGTATAGAAAGATTTGCCAACACCTTTTGCTGCAACACCTAATACAGTATCTCCTGACTCATTTATTTCACTTGCAACCATTTGAGGTGCTGTGAAAGCAATATTGTCGTTATTAATTACAGCAAGTTTATTTGTTGCTGATGTTAATGTAAATTCTGTTTCTGATCCATGTACTGATCTACCAGTTGTTGTTCTTACAAAGTAATCAATATTTGTATCAGGTAAAGTTACTATTTGAATACCACCTAAATTTAATACATCAAACAATCTATTTTGTGTTGCTGTAATAGCAGTACCACCGATGTCACCTGTTGCAGTAGCATTTGTTGAACTTGGAGATGTAATATCGTAACTATCTAAAGTTACATTTGAAATACTTGTATATGTTCCATTAATATCAGAGTGTGCAAGACCATTGTGTGAACCACTAGGTACACCAGCGATTGTAACGTTATTACTTGTACCGTGCATACCATGGTTAGGATGGAATACTCTAATTACTTTAGAACCATTTGTTGTTCTTAAAGCATTATTTTTAAGTGTTCTTGTTCCTAATGTATCGTTAGTTAATGTAACTGTACCAGTTACGTTACTAAATTCTGCTCTTCTTAATTTGAATTTCATATCTTCATTTTGTTCAGCAGACCATGTCATACCATTCTGTGATTTAAATAATACACCAGCATATGGTTGAGCAGATATTGTTCTATTTGTATCTAAAGATGTTTCACCTATTCTTGCCACATAAGCATTGTAGTCTTGTGAGTTTGCCATTACAACAAAACAATACTCAACGTTTGATTGTATGTAAACAGGACTTGCAAATGTAAATTTAGTTGCAGTTGTACCATCTGTACTTGTATTAACAGCACTTGGATTTAAAGTTACTTCCGAGAATGGTAATATTTTCTGACCTGGATAACCATTTACAACATCTCTTATTTGAACTGTTACTGGTATCGCAGCGTCTTTTGTACTAAAGAATACATCTAAAGATGTTAAGAATACACCACCTTCATCATCAATTAAGAAAGTTTGAGCAAGTGGGTCATGGTAACCAACTTGTCTTTCTTCCGTTCTTGTGGATGTTCTAGTAATACTTTGACTTTCTGTAACACTTCTCATTTCAACACGAGCTTCTCTACTTGAAATAATAGTTTCTCTTACTGTTTCTAATAGACCTCTTGCAACATATTCAACGTTTGCAGCCGTTTCTACGTTTGCGTTTGTTAAACTGTTTGAAGATGAACTTGTTAATCTGAATAATCTTTGACCTGTTCTCCATCTAGGATTTGAATTTGTTTTAGGATCAGGTATTGCAAATGTACCTTCAACCTTACCATTAGCGTCTGTAACTAAATTACCACCTAATGCACCGCCGTCTGGAGTTACATATGCAGTAACGTCTATATTATCAAAAAATGGATAAACTCTTGTATTAGGTTTTAATCTTGTTGCAGTAAATGTTAATGTTCTACTTCTAATAAAAGGAACAAATGCAACTGAAACAACTCTATCACCGATAGATGTTCTTACTGTTTCAGGTACAGCAACTGCTCTAATTCCTGTTCTTGTTTGTGATACTTGTTGAGCAGTAGTTACTTCTTCTTTTGCAATTACTCTCCAACCATGACCACCTCTTTTCTTATATGTACCTACATTTTTTCTTTCTGTTTCAATAGGTCTTCCTGTCCATGTATCTTGCCATGAATTCCAAACTGTTGACATAGGAAATTCAGATAACTGATTAGAGTTACCAGAGTTTTTAGTTAAGTTGTCCCAACTACCATTAGGGTTGTTGATAACTAATTCAGGTGCTCTTTCTGTTTCTTTCCATTCATCACCTGGAGGTGTTAATTCTATTGCACCTATCCATGTAAATACACCAAATGGGTTAACATTGATAGCCTTACTTGCATAAGGTTGATCTATTAATGTTTCCTCAGTATATGGTAATGTTATTAAGTCGCCAGTCTTTTGATAGTTATGTGTTGTTCTATCATCAGCTGTAATTGCAGTACCATCATCATCTCTTTCAATAAGTTGTACAGCGTCTTCATGGAATGTAGGTCTTAACTCACCGTTTGCGTAATCTATAGAAACTTTGTAATCGTTATTTCCTACATCACCAATACCGTGACCTGTAAAGTTATCTACAACGAAACCATTTTTAAATCTATCAAAACCATTTGAGTCTTGTATTTGTAAATTCTGTGCAGCTGTTTCTAGTAGAGATAATTGAGTATAGTATTCTGTAGTTTCTATTCTTCTTTCTATTCTACCAATATCTCTCATTGTATATCGTTTGTTGTCAACGTGTTCTATACCAACTTCGGATGTATCCAATGTATATGCAGGTAAAAACAACGTGTATAGGTGCATTGCGTTATCTAATGTACCAGGTACTCTTGGTTCTAATGAACTAGCGCCTTTTAATACTTTAAAGTTACCATCTTTATCTAAAAATATTTTATCTACTCTTCCTAAATAGTATTCAAAGTCTGATCTAACGTCTGAATTAAATTTGATAGGTTGTACTACTGAATTACCAGTATCATCAAATGATCTATCTTGGTTACCTGAATTGATTGTACTTGCGTCATCAACTCTTGGTCTAAAGTCTAAACTATCTCTTAATTCATATCTAACACCTGTATTGTTTGAAGTGTAAGCAGGAATGTCTTCGTAATTAATTGCTGAGTATGAGTCAACATCAAAATAATCTCCTGCACTATGAGAGTAATAGTTAAAGTTTACAAGTAATCTACCTGTTGGTGTTAACGCACCAGTTTTTAATTTTATTCTACCAACATCATAGAAGTTATCTCTTTGACCTGTATCTAAATCAAATCTATCTGTAACGTCTGTATGTGATGTTGTTGCATCCGTACTAAAGTCAGGTGCCATGTAAATTGAATTGATAGCAATTACATCTGCTTTTGCTAAACTAATTACACCACTCTCTATTGTTGCCTGTGTAGATACAGCAAGTGTTTCATTACTGTTAAGTGTTTTAGTTTTCGAAGTACCTACCGTTTTGTTTAACGTAATTAATGCTTTAATATTGTGAGCAGCGTAGTTTGCACCAAAGTCAATTGTCAAAGTAGTTTTAGCACCATTCAATGTAAATATAGCACTACCTTCATGGTTGTTACCTGTTAAACTTAATACATCTCCTACAGCGCCTGATCCACCAGAACCTGTACTTGTAATTGAGATAGTATAATCGGTCTCTGATAAATCAGCAAATGTTTCATTTACACCAGCAGAAAATGTAGCGATACCATCACCAGTTAGTGTTTTAATTTCGTGTTTTCTAAATGTGTAAGTTGTATCTGAAGCATTACCATTTACAGTAGTCTTTAATGTTTTAATATTTTCATATGGCAGTTTAAATATAGAAATATTTTTATCAGGTGATTGTATTTTTGTTCTTCTTCTCGTTGCAATTGTTTTTGTGGATACGTCTGATCCACCAACAGCAGCTGATAGTGTTATTGAACTATCACTAATGATAGCCTCAACTATTCTAGTTAAAGAGGTACCACCGTTTGTAGTAAATGATATTGAATCGCCAACTAATAATTCAGATGTAAATCTTGTGTTGAAACCTGTTACAGATGTGTCACTATTTGCGATAGATAGTGTACCTGTTAATGTTGCATTGTCGCCATTTGTAACGTCTAATGATGTATCAGCAGTAAATGTAGGCGAACCTGCCATTGCAATTTGTTTAACTTGTGGTATATCAAATGCAGTAACACCTTTTAAACCAACAGCGTCTGCTTGAATAACTGCTGTGTTACTTGATGTGCCACCTGTTATTGTTTCGCCAGTAGCAAAAGTACCTTGTACGTTTGATACTATAACTACACCGTGTGCAGCTGCACCACCTGAAGTGTAAGTGGTAAATCCTGATCCATCAATTGAAGTAGTACCGTCTGTGTCATATAACTCGAAATTTGATGTCGATGGGTTTCTAACTGTATAAACGTTATTATTTAATTCAGTCATTCCACTAACGCCTGTAATTGTTACTTGTTGACCTTCTTTAAAATTGTTTGAAGATGTAACTACTACAGGATCAGCTGCTGTTGCACCTGTGATTGTAGCACTTTCTGTAGTAGATACAGATTGAACTGTTGCAGTAGCACTTGAAGTACCACCAGTTACAGTTTCACCTGTTGTAAATGCTTGTGCAGTTTTAATATTTAAGTGTGTAAATAAAACTATATCAAAAAGATAATGTTTATAAACAGCACTTGTTACACTTGAACTTGAAAATATGTTTGAAGCAGCAGTACCTGAAGAATATTCAAAGCCTCTACTTTTTGCTCTACCAATTGTAGTAATACCTGAACTTGATCCTGTGTTTGCAGTACCACGTGAACTTGTTGCTGTATTGTGTAAAGTTAAACCTTTAAATCCTTCTACACCTGAAGCAGTTGAAATGTCGGGAGAACCATAAACGTTTGTTACGTTTACAAAGTTACCTACATCAAATCTAGTACTAAAATTATTTTGTGTGTCAAAATCTCTTGCCTTATCTACAGGTAAAAAAGTTGTTGCGATTGTGTCTATCTCATAACCTTTTACATATGCTTTTCCAGGAGAGAATCCTACTGCAAGTTTAGTTGCGTCACCACCTGCTGATGATGTAAAGATACCTCTATTGTTGCCTGAAGATAAATGTTCTCTAACATCTATATCAAAAGGTCTTACAACATAGTCACCACTTTCGTCAAATGTTCTACGAGCAAGTGTATCTTCTAATACAGCGTATTCAGTTGTTCTAACTTGGTTTTGTAATACACCACTTGACAATCTTAACAATTCATAGAAGTTACTATCTTCAGTATTGTTTAATGCTTTTTTGCCTAATGTTAAAAGTATTTTAAATCTGTGAGCGCCAGGAGCGTTTGAGTTTGATACGCCTTGTGCGTTATCGTTTAGAGATGTATCATCACCAGGTGTGACAAAAGATTCTGTTACTGATAAACCAACTCTATAACTAGGTGTATCTGAATATTTTTCAAGTATCAAAGTTTGTGTAGATACTTGAACGTGAAAACCATTGATGTAATATACACCTTCTTTAATCTGTGCAGCTGATCCTGTATGACAAGAAGCAACAACAGCTGTTGAAGTATTAGATGATGTTATTGTTTCACCATGTGTAAAAGGAATTTGTGCACCATCAGAAGCAGTATTCACGTATTTAACGAATAGTGTATCTGGATCAGTACCGTCTGTAGCAACAGCGTTTACAACTTTAGCAGTAACGCCTGAAGTACCACCTGTTAGTGTAGTGTCAATATAACTATCTACAGTTGAAGCAGATTTAGATGTTAACTTAACAGCATAGTATTTTAAATCGTAACCAATTTCACCAGGAATGACCATTGATCCCTTATCAAAAAGGTGATCTGACATTCTTTCTATTTGATTTTGTAATTGTGTTTGAGATTGAGTTAATTCTCTAGCTTGAACAGCAAACGCAGGTCTAAAAAGAACTCTATGGAACTTTTTTGACTCTGTAAAATCGTCATAGTAAGGACTGACATTGAAATCAGTTGGACTTGGCATAATTTATTTTCCTTTATTAAAACTCAATGATGAGTTTGATATTTTCAGTTTGGTCAGTCGCTCTTGCAATTTTTGTTCTATTTTCAACGTATAAGATTTCTCCAGTATCATGTTTCAATTCAGGAGCAGCATAACCAGAAGTAAATGAAACATTGTTAACAGTTGAAGTAGTATTTTCAGGAGTACCTGTAGCACTAGATGTTTGTCCAGTAATTACATTTGTACCACTAAAAGCAGTAACGTTACCATTTGTATCAGCACCAGCGCCATTGTGTCTAGTCTGAACATAATATAAAATTTTATTTGTAGCATCCCATTCAACAACTTTACCTACAGCACCTGTACTTGCCTGATTAATTTCTTCATCAGCAACAAATGTTCCTGGAGTGGGTGAAGTATTAATTTTAACAGCAGATGTGCCTCTTAATGTTGTTGCAGAAGCAGCCGAACCAGCTGCGTTGTTTGGATTTTTAATTAAACTAATTTTTCTAAAGTCGTTTGCAGCCGTAAAATCACCAGAGTTAGAACTTTCAGTTCCTTCTAATGTTGTATTTAACATAACAAAGAATCCACCTAATTCTTCTACAGCGTTAAAACCATGACCACCTTTTGGTGGAATGATTACGTCTAATTCTGCACCTGACCCAGCACCACCAGCATTTGTAGCTGCAAGTATGTCAGCATTTCTAATATAACCTGAAGTGTAACCTGTACCAGAGGTTGTTATAGATACAGCAGTTATAGCGCCTGAAGTTAAAGTTACAGAGCAAACACCACCACTACCATCACCTCTAATTGGTACAGCAGTTATTGTTCCTGATGTACCACCACCTGAAACTGTATAACTTGATCCACCAGTTTTAACTTTTACTACGTCTAGTGCGCCATCAACAGCAGCTGATGATATAGTTGAGTCAGTTGAAACTGCCATAAAGTCAGTTGATAAGAAATTTGATTGTTGTGACGCCGATAAAGTGTACATATATTTCCACTTGTATCCATCACCAGTTGTAATTAAAGTTGTACCAGTACCTGTTGGTTCTACTGTCGAAGTAGTATTACCATCATTGTCTAAACACTTGTAAACGTTTCTGTCTGAAGTTATTACATAAAAAGTAGAGTCAAACAAAGTTGTTGCACCACTATTTGATGTAATCCTTGTTGATGTGCTACCTGTTACAAACTCCTCGTAATCGTGTCTGTAAATATCGTATGTTGTACCTGATGTCCAGTTTCTTCTAGGAATAACAAATGAAACGTCTGAACCTGTGATCTTTTTTGCAGCCAGCAGATCATCATAGTTTTTAAATTCATTTAGTACACTATCACCTGGTGTAGTAGGTGCTGTTTCTGTACCTTCGTAGTCTGTTCTACCATCTGGTCTTGTTAAAGTACCAAATTCTTGTGCTCTACCTATTCCTAAGTAGTAAACTGTTGGGGAAGCTTCAGAAAATGATTCCTGAAACTGTTCCGCATTGTTCATTCTAAATTTGTTTGTTATTATTGCTGGCATTATTATTCCTCTTTATATTTATAATCAAAATCTATTATGATCCTGCTCCTATTATTGTTTTAACTGCTGATCCTGTTGAATCTAATATTTCTAAAGTAACGGCACTTGTTAACTGTGTAGAACTGATAGAACCTGCTGTTACTGAAAATTCTGTTCCAGATAGTGTTAAAGATTGACCTGCTGAATATACTGCTGTTTCGGCAATTACAGAAAATGTAATATTTGTAGTGCCAAATGTAATTGTACCACTAGTATTCATTACATATAATTCTCCAGCACCTGTATTACCTTCTTTTACAAAGAAAGCGTCACCTTCTCCTAAAGAATCTGGATCAGAAGCACCGTAACTATCTGTATCTGTTGTTCTTGTTAATACCCAAGCAGTTGCACCATCACCAACAGTTGATACATAATATACACCATTGTGAGCTGCATTTGTTTGATTGTAAATTAAAACTCTATCATTTAAAGATAAAGCAACACCATCAATTGAAATGGCTGCTAAAGTACCTGTGTTAGTTAAAGTTGCACCTACACCTGAAGTACCGTTATCATATGAAGCATTTAAGTTTGTAGGTGATTCTACTCTTACAGGATCATGGTAATGAATGCCTGCAGCTGCAATTGTATCTACATAAGTTTTAATTGCTTTTGCTGATGCAAGTGTAGTATCTGTACCAGCAACTGAATTTAAATCTGTATCTAAAACACCAGACGCTAAGTCAGCAACTTCAATATTTGAAATTGAGTTGCCAGTACCATTTGCGTCAAACGTTTTATTAGTAAGTGCTGTTGTTGAACCTGCAGTTATGTAACTTTGTAAATCACTTATTTGACTTTCTGTAATGGAAACACCTGAATTTATTGCTGATTGATGTTGTGTTACACTTGACTCTGTAATATTAGCATCTGGAACATCAGCCCAAGTAACTGCTGATGATAAATCATTAGCTTCAGAAAATGAAGTAATATAGCCAGAGTCATTTGTCCATTGTGATATATTTCCTGACTTGTTTGTTAAAGTATGTGTAGATGATGCTGTTAGTACACCTGAATTTAATGTAGTACCATCACCTATCGCTGTATAAATTTCATTAAAGTTATCATTAAGTAAATCACCAGCGGCTCGAAGTGTTGAACCTGTGCCGTCATTTGCGATTGATCCGATGTTTATTGTCTGTTTTGCCATATCTCTCTCTTACTATTTATATGTTATCCTGCATCCATTGTAATATTAGTATTATCAAATGTTGTTGTTGATTCATCCATAGTATTTTGCGATACATCACCGATTTGTGCAGGAATTGTAAAATTTGTTTTAAGTTTTCTTCCTTCAGCACTTGAAGTTATTAAAAAAATCGCATTTGAACCATCTAAAGAGGTTCTTGTTCCTTGTACTTTAATATCATTAAGTATTTGAAAAGTAATACCACTACTACTAAATGAATTGTTTGCAGTAACTCCAAAAGCAGTATTAATAAATTTGCTTAAAACACCAAATCTTGGCCCAGCATATGCAAACCCTTGTCTTACATTTACTAAATCACCTGATGAATTAGATAAATTTCTTCTAACTCTACTTACATAATCAATATTAATAGGTTGTGTTTTTAAAGTAACATCTCTTGTTGTTTTGTCAAACTGTGTAATTGTGCCTGTATCTAAATCAGCTGATACACCTAATTTTGCATTTGCCCTTAATGTAGTACCATCGGTTTCAGTACCTAATCTTCTTCCTACTATAAATGAATATAATCTTGTTATTACTGATCTTAAAATTTCTGTTACACCAGAATTTATTCCTGTTACCCTCTTAATCTGAGCGTCTAGTTGAGTCTCAATTGTAATTTCACCTTGAAAATAAAAACCAGCAGAATGAAGTGTTTTAATATAACTATCTCTCCATTCATTGATTGATCTTCCAACTCTAATAATGTATGAGTAATCCTGATACAATAAACTGTCTTGTATTTTCATTGTATCTTCAGATATCCAACCATCTTCATTTAAAAAAGCACCATCGGTTGTAATTACACCAGCTACATCTGTAGTACCTGTCGCTTGTTCTAATTTACTAACAGTCGCTGTTGCACCACCAGAACTTGTAACAGTAATATTTGTGCCATACACTCCTGTTGTATCTGATAATTTTAATATGTTTGTGTCTGTACTAAATGAAACTACTGTAGAAGTTATAACAGATGAACCATCTGAACCTAATCCAGAAACGGTTTCACCTGATGTAAACGCTCCTGAAACATTGGTTACTAAAAGATATGTTGGTAAAATTATTGTTGGAGCAGGAGAAGCTTGATAATTGTATCCAGCTTCAACAACATTTATTGTTAATGCTCTTCCTATTTCAGAACCGTATGCTAAAACTTTTGCACCTGTTCCTAAACTAGATGTAACTGTAAGTGTAGGTAGAGATATAAATCCATTACCATTAGATATTAAACGAATGTCTGTTATATCTCCTACATTACCACCAACTTCTTGTACAACTTTATTTCCAAAGTATGAGTCATCAGCCATTGTTTCATCTTCTAAAATAAGTTGACCTGAACCTGTACCATCTTCTAATGTAACACCTCCATTAACAACAGAAACTTTAGCTGATGCATTACCAAAACTAAAATTAACAATATCACCAACTTCATAATTTGCACCACCATCATCTATAACAATTTCTTGTATTGAGCCAGAACCGACTGGTCCAAGTTTTAAAGATGCTCCTGTTCCACCAGCAGTTAATGATACACTATCACCTTCACTATATAATGCACCATCATTTGTTATAACTTTATTATTAATAATACCTGTAACTATAACAGATATGGTTACGTCTAAATCGGTATTGCTTGTTCCAGTTATTGTTTGTCCTGAAACAAACGTACCATTTACTGAAGTATCTCCTAAAACTAATTCTACAACTTCTTGTCCACCTATAATAAATTTAAATACATCTTCAACAATAGCTGTTGCCTCATTAATAGATGAATCTGTTAAATTGTTTGCTTGTGTTATAGTTTGTCCAATAAGATTACTAGCATCAAAACTGCCAACCTCAATACAACGCAATATTTTTTTTGTATCCCATTTACCATCTGATACTCTTAAAATATTATCTTTTGGATATCTTATCTCAGCATCTTCATTAAATAATAGTTTAAAAAATATTTCACTTGCACGTTTTGTACCTTTTGCTTGATAAAGTGATTTAATATTTTTAATTAGATTTCTTTTGTTAACATCACCATCTAATGTATCAGGTATAGAAGTTAAAAATGAATTTCTAAATTTAGTTAAAAATCCTGATATAGTTTTATCCACATCAGCGTAATCTAAAAGTTGTTGTATGTTTTGAACTGGATTGGCTCTATACTTACCAATGTTTGCCTGAGCACCTGAAGATGTGCCTGTAATTAATTCACCTTCTATAAATTTATTTTGATGTGTAACAAATAAACGAGAACCTGCGTCAACATCTTCTACTAAAACAGTAGCAGTTGCACCTGAAGTAGCACCTGTAATTGTTTCACCATTTATAAAATCACCATATGATGTATCTTCTAAAAGTATTCTATCTGTAGAATCATCTTTGTTTACATTTGTACCATCTAATAATAAAAAGTTATTTACATTAACTGAACTATCTAATTGAAGATGATCTGGATCACCAATGTTTGTTAATTTAATCTCAGCTGATTCCATCAACTGATAATACGCTTTTATAAAGTCTAAAAATAACGGATGATCTTCAAGTACAAAATCAGGTACTTGTGAATTTAAAAGGTTTGATATTTTATCTTTAAAGTCGGCCATTTCATCTAATAACTACTAGTCGTGGTATATCCAATACCAGCGTTTGCTGAGCCTCCTACTAGTGTATCAGCCTCTACTGTGACTGAACTATTTGCAACATCTATTTCTAATATTTGATTTCTAATTGGAACTAAATCATTTGAATTTGGTTTTACTGTTACTTCGATAACTGTTGAAGCTGCACCTCTAATGTTTTCTATGTTTGAAACATTTAAAGAGTTTACTTCAACTTTACCTGTTGAATAATCTATTGTACCTTGTGTACTATTACCATACGCTCTTACTGAGCCATCCATTCTATATCTTCTAACATTACCTTGTCCATCATCATCTAATAACCAAACATTTGTTGTATCACCATCTATTTTAAATCCTGTTGAAGATAAAATACCACCCTCAACAGAAGCGTGACCAGAATGTGGATTGTATAATGCGTTTGCAAAATTAATTGTATATTTTGTTGAACTGCCAATTGTAGGTATAAAAGACTTTCTTAATCTTACAGTAGTTATATTTGATAATATACTTTCATCTGTATCATCAATTAATCCTGTAAGTTTTGAGTGTCTAAAAATTGTATCAAAAGATTGTAGGGTATTTGTGTTGTAATTTGTAATTGTAGTTATAATGTTTGATTTCAAAGTATCAGCTGTTTTTGTTGTTATTTTTTCATCAAATTTAATTGTTGATGCTAAAAGTACATTTGTAGTTTCTGGATCAACAATTACAGGTGTTACTGAAGCAACTGAATATTTTTTTAAGTCTGCTACTATTCTTGCCTTTGTAGAATCTGTAAGATTAGAACCACTGGTTGGTAAAATAGAAATATAAACTCTACCATAAAAAGGTGTTTCAGCATCTTCACCACCCCAAGCAGAAATTGCTTGTGTGTTAGCGTAAAGTTGTTTTACTTTTGATTTATAATCTTCTATTGTTACAGCTCTATCTTGTGATGAATAAAAATCAGGAGTATTTCTTTTTATACTTTGTAATGACTCTGGTTCAGCACCACCTTGTGCTGACGAATTTACTGTAACGGTAATGTCTGTAAAACCTGAAATAGAACCTGAAAGAGTAAATGATGTAGCACCATTTGCTTCTGTTTTATTAGTTACAACATAACTTACATTTATAATGTTTCCGTCATCTAATTTTTTACCAATTACACCATCACCAAAATAAATTTCGTATTGACCATCCTCTGCTTCTTGTAAAAAGAAAACTTTTGATGTGCCATCCAATTCTGTGATTGAGGTTGCTTTTGTATAAACATTTGTAGTAACATCAGCAGCACTATTTTGAATTACAACCTTAATTGTAGTTGTATCAACTCTATCACTTGAAATTAAAAACCTTTGATCAATATCTTGTTCATCATAAGTGTAGTTGTAACTTACATAAGTTCCTTCATAAACATTTAAACTTTGTACAGTATAAACTCCGTCAACAGGTTGAACTGTTTTGTCAGCAACCGTAACGAATGAATATGTAAGATCATCTATTGATGATGTAAATTTTGTACCTGCTGGAATTGTAATTACTGATCCTGTACCATCGTTGATTACTAATTTTAAATCAGCGATTGGTGCTCTAGCTGAATTAGGAGTATAACCAACTAATTTGGCCAATGAAGCAACACTACTTCTTAATTGTGCTGTATCTAAAAACATTTCGTTGGCAACAAAGTTAGCATTGTAAGCCAAATAGTGTGTATTATAAGCAAGTAAGTCTAATAAAATTGCTAATGAACTTCCTTCAAAGTCGTAATCTTTAAATTCGTTTTGATTTGATAAAAATCTTTTAAGTGAACCTTTTATATTTTCAAAATCTAATTCTGATATGTCTAGTCTGTGTGAACTCATATTATCTTACTCTTTGTAAAAATGTT